AATCGCAACTTCGCGACCTGCTCACTACTCGTACCACGATCAAGATCGTGGAGCAGTACACGTTGTTGAGCAACTCTTCCGAACGAGTTCTCTCTAAACGTGTACCGTGATTTAGTGTCCATTGAGAAGTGATCTAGCTTCTCATTGGGGTCGATAAAACCTTCCGCAGTGTATCCTGGCCCATGTTTGGGTAGGAAAACACTATCATCGATACTAGGTATCAGCTGGCGGATGATAATCCGTAAGCAGCCTAGTACCGAATCCGGAATCACTAAATCATCCAGTTCCTGCTCAATCTCGAGCCAACTGCGAAAGGCAGTAGCTTCAAGATTGACGTCAACGAAATCCATTTTCTTTCCAAAGTAGAGGAAAGAAAGTAGAAATCGTAGACATGTAGGATCACCTGTCCGATAGAAATGAAGGTACTCACGGAATACGGGAGTATCTTTCATTTCTGGTAGGAACTCACCAGTTATGGTGTAGTCTGATGTAACACTCATCGTTTTGAGTATTTCATCAGCAAGTGAAGCATACTGAAGAACCAACGTTTTCGGGTGCTCATTCACAAGCCGTTTGTAGAACTTGTGAAAGCACCTGTATGGTTTATCAGTATCAACTGGACTGTCGAGTAAGAGCGCGAGGTAGGATTCAATGAACAGCAAGTAAAGACTTGCGTTCTCAAATCCTACGTTCGCCTCAACAAGCCTGCGGGTTTCCTCGCTCGGAGTAAAGAGCAAGGAACGTCTCGAGGATATCACTATCTCTCGAGTGGCTTCCAAGGTCTTAGATCAGCGTAACCACGATATCGTGGTCAAACTGGCTAACGACCTTGGTGGTCGGGACATCATTGGTGCCCGTTAGTTCTTGGGCAAACAATGACATACCGATCGACACCAGGGTCACCAGTGAAGCTTGATCAAGAGCGAACTTGCCAGTATGATTCCAGGCAATAACGCTCTCGACAGGTTCATAGGTGACTGCCCCCGAGACGCTATCGGTACCTTTCAGTAGGGCCGATACGCGAATCGAGCAGTTCGTCATGTTCGACTTAGGAACATACTGTTTCTTTGTCGTAACATGAAGAACGTCAGCCGCATCTCCATCACCATAGGTGTAGAGAGCGGTACGAACGTTCTCACTGGCAGAATAATCAACCAGTGCGAACTTGGCCAGGCTCGCCTCGGGAATACGATTCAATTTCAAATCGTATTTCTCGACGGTCGGGACCTGCAGGGTGTAAGTGATAGCCATGATCGTTTCACCTTTCGTGAACACGAAGAGCCGGTAAACACCGATAACTCGGCGTGGACGTTAGGTGCAAACCCAAAGGAGTGCACCAGCTGCCAGAAGGTTCTTTTTGATACC